AATTCAATGCAACAACTACGCACTGTGCGCCTCTATGGCGTACTCGGATCGAAGTTCGGTAGAACATTCAGGCTCGCGCTCGACTCCAATGCACCCGGGGAAGCCATTGCTGCATTGTCGGCGCAGCTTCGCGGCTTTGGCGAATTCCTTCTCAAAGCCAAAGATCGCGGCATGGGCTTCGCGGTCTTCGTCGGCAAACGCAATCTCAATGAGGAGGATCTCTCCCGGCCCTCGGGAAGCGAGGACATCCGCATTGCGCCGATGCTTCTTGGCAGCAAGAGCGGCGGCTTGTTCAACATCATTGCAGGCGCCGTGTTATTCGTCGCAGGCGGCTTCATCTCCGGCTGGACCATGGGTGCGGGCGCCGGCATCGGCGGTTACATGATGCAAGCAGGCCTCGGGATGATGCTCGGCGGCGTGGTCCAAATGCTGTCGCCGCAACCTCGCGGCTTGAAGATGAGCGACCGCCCCGACAACCAACCCAGCTACGTCTTCAACGGCGCCGTCAATACGCAGGCCCAGGGCAACCCCGTTCCCGTGCTCTACGGTCGCATGATCGTCGGCTCCGCCGTGGTCTCCGCCGGCATCCATGCCGAGGACTATGCGCCGGCCACCGCCGGCGTCGGCGGCGGCGTGAATCTCAGCGGCCGCGTGCTCAAGAATTTCTACGAGAGGTAGACATGACTTCCACTCTTCAAGGCGCCAAGGGCGGCGGCAAACAGCGCACGCCCGTCGAGTCGCCGGACAGCCTGCGCTCGATCGCCTATTTCCGCATCCTGGACCTGGTCAGCGAAGGCGAGATCGGTGGCCTGGTCAACGGGCTGCAGTCGATCTATCTCGACGAGACGCCGCTGGCCAATCCGGACGGCTCGCTCAACTTCCAGAACGTGCACGTGGAAACGCGCACCGGCACGCAGGACCAGGAGGAAGTGCCTGGCTACCCGGCGGTGGAGAACGAGATCAATGTCGGCGTGGAGCTAAAGCAAAGCACCCCGTGGATCCGTTCGCTCAGCAACACCTCGCTGTCGGCGGTGCGCATCACCATCGGCGTACCGGGCCTTTCCAAGGCCAATACGTCCAACGGCGACATCAACGGTTACTCGGTGCAGTACAAGATCGAGGTGCAGACCGACGCCGGCGCCTGGCAGCTCGCCTACAACGGCGCGATCACCGGCAAGACCACCAGCAAGTACCAGCGCAGCCACCGCATCGACCTTCCCGCTGCGCAGAACGGCTGGAACGTGCGCGTCACCCGCATCACGGCGAATGCCAACAGTTCCGCGATCGCCGACATCACCACCATCGACAGCTACACCGAGGTGATCGATGCCAAGCTGCGCTATCCGAACAGCGCGCTGCTGGGCATCTCCGGCGACGCGGCACAGTTCAGCAACATCCCCAGCCGCGCCTACGATCTGTGGGGCCGCGTCATCCAGGTGCCGAACAACTACGATCCGCTGGCGCGCAGCTACAGCGGCGTGTGGGACGGCAGTTTCAAGCCGGCGTGGACCGACAACCCGGCGTGGATCTACTACGACCTCGCCACGCATCCGCGCTATGGCCTGGGTCACCTGGTCACCGCCGCACAGGTGAACAAGTGGGAGCTGTACCGCATCGCGCAGTATTGCGACCAGCCGGTGAGCGACGGCAAGGGCGGCGCCGAGCCGCGCTTCACCTGCAACGTGTTCCTGCAGAGCGCCAGCGACGCGTACAAGCTGCTGAGCGACCTGGCCAGCGTGTTCCGCGGCATCTCGTTCTGGACCGGCGGCGCCATCACCGCCTCGGCCGACATGCCGGCGGACCCGGTGTATGCCTACACCGCGGCCAACGTGATCGGCGGCCAGTTCACCTACGCGGCCAGCACGCGCAAGACGCGCTATACCACCGCGCTGGTGACCTGGAACGACCCGAGCGATTTCTATCGCGCCAAGGTCGAGTACGTGGAAGACCGTACGGGCCTGGCCCGCTATGGCATCCAGCAGGCCACGCTTACGGCCTTTGGCTGCACTTCGCAGGCACAGGCGCAGCGTGCCGGCCAATGGGTGCTGCTTACCTCGCGGCTGGAAACCGACACGGTGACCTTCAAGGTCGGCCTGGACGGTACCGTCGCCGCGCCGGGACAGATCATCCGCGTGACGGATCCCGCGCGTGCCGGCAAGCGACAGGGCGGGCGCATCCATGACGCCACGCGCACCGTGGTGACGGTGGACAAGGCGCCCGAGCAGGTGGCGGCGGGCGATCGCCTGACGGTCATGCTGGCTACCGGAGCATCGGAAACGCAGACCATCACCGCCATCGATGGCGTGCGCCTCTCGGTGGCCGCGCCGGGCTTCTCGGTGCAGCCGGAAGCGGAAGCCGTATGGGTGGTGGAGAGCGACACGCTCGCCGCGCAGACCTATCGCGTGCTGTCGGTGACCGAGGACAAGTCCTCCAGCGAGATCAGCTACACCATCACGGCGCTGCAGCACGTGGCGGACAAGTTCGCGGCGATCGACAACGGCGCGATCATCCAGATCCCGCCGATCAGCTCGCTGCCCGCCTCGACGCAGGCGCCGCCGGCGAATGTGCAGCTCAATGGGCATGTGGTGATCACGCAGGGCATCGCCACCAATGTGGTGACGATCTCCTGGGATGCGGCGTCCGGAGCTACCGGCTACCAGGTGGAGTGGCGGCGCAACGATGGCGAGTGGGTGAGCGCCGGTCGGACGCCGGGCCTTTCGCTCGACGTGGAGGGCATCTACACCGGCTCGTATGTTGCGCGGGTGCGTGCCATCAGCCCTGGTGGCGTGGTGTCGATGCCAGCCTTGTCGGCGGCGACGGACATCCTCGGCAAGACGGGCGCGCCACCGGTAGTGGCCACGTTCACGGCGACACCGAAGGTCTGGGGCATCCATCTGGAATGGAGCTTCCCGGCGGGCACCGACGATACCCAGCGCACGGAAGTGTGGCGTTCCAAGACCGCCAACCTGCAGGACGCCACCAAGATGGCGGACCTGGCGTATCCGCAGAATTCGCTGGAGATCGATGGGCTGGCAGCGGGGGCGGCGTTCTACTTTTGGGTGAGGTTGGTCGACAAGACCGGGAATGTCGGTACGTTCTATCCCGATGGAGCCGGCCTGCCCGGCCAGGCGAGCGCCAGTGCCGCCGACTATGAGCCGGTCATTACCGGGTTGATCGAGCAGACCCAGCTTGGGCAGGAAATCCTGGAAGGCGTCGATCTCGCCAACTCCGACATGGCCGGCGATGCCACCGAATGGGCTGGCGACACCACACACTACGCCGGCACGTGGACGTTGCTGGATGCGGTGCAGGATGGCGACCGTTCCATGGCCAAGCGTGTGGATCTGGTGCAGGCGACGGTGGATGACACCAGCGCGGCCGTGCAGCAGACCTCGCAGGCGCTGGTGGATCTGAATGGGAAGGTGAGTGCGACCTGGACGGTGAAGTGCCAGGTCAATGCCGCGGGCAATGGTTATGTCGCGGGTCTGGGCCTTGGGGTGGAACAGCAGCCGGACGGGACCTATCAGTCGCAGATTCTGTTCCAGGCGGATCGCTTTGCGCTGCTCAATATCGCCAACGGGCAGACGAGCACGCCCTTCGTCATCCAGGGCGGGCAGACGTTCATCAGCCAGGCATTTATCCAGGATGCGTCCATCGCCTCGGCGAAGATCGCCAGCGGCGCCATTGTGGAGGCGAAGATCGCCGACGCAGCGATCACCACGGCGAAGATCGGCCAGGCGCAGATCGATACGCTGCGGATCCAGGGCGGTGCCGTGACGGTACCCACGTCGGGCAAGGCGCTGGCCAACCCCACGCCGCCGGGCGATGCAGTGCTGCTTCCGTTGAAAGTCGAAGGGAGCGAATCGGTGAAATTCATCATCATCGGCACCGCCTACTACCTCGGCACATTCACCACGCTCGACGCGACGTCAGCCTCTCTATATGTCGACGGCCAGCTGGTCGAGGGCCTCGGCGCACAGCACAACGTGCCGGCTCAGCTGATCGTGTCCACCCTGATCACCCTGAGCCCTGGCGACCATGTGGTCAAACTCTCCACCACGTCCACTGCAAGCGGCACCAACTGCACCGGTTCCTACATCGTGGCCCTGGGAGTCAGGCGATGAACTATTCCATTTACGACAGCAAGGGCATCTTCCTTATGCTGCTTTCAAGCCCTTATGCCGACGACGCCCCACGCGCCGTTCAATTGTTGGGAGCCGCCGGGTTCGTCGAGGGAGCTTACGATTCGGCAACCCAGTGGTACGACGTGACCAGCAATGCGGTGCGCGAACGCCAACCTCAAGCCATCCAATTAGATGGACTTCGGCTCGTTGGGATTCCTGCCGGTGCGACGATTGCCGTGGACGGCGAGAGCCACGTTGCCGACGGCACCGACATCGAGCTTTTCTTCGATCATCCAGGACGCTACGCGATCAAGGTTAGCAACCCGCCCTTCCTGCCCTTCGAGACCAGCGTTGACTATGAAAATTCATACTAAGACCGACTATCGCGAGGTTCGCAAGGCGCGTTATCCCGATGTCGAGCTCCGGCGTGCACCTCGCCGACCTGGTGGCGGTGCGCGAGGGTGGAGCCTGGATCGGCGCCCAGCACCGCGGCCAGCTGCGCCTCTTCGCCGACATGGTGGCGCCGCTCTTGTACGCGCAGCTCGAGCGCGACGAGCTGCGCCGGGCGGCGCTCACCGACCAGCTTACGGGCCTCGCCAACCGGCGCGCCCTCGACCACGTGCTGGAGCATATGTGTTCCCAGCAGACGCACCTGTGCATGCTGCTGCTGGACGTGGACGGGCTGAAGGAGGTGAACGACGCCATCGGTTACGCGCAGGGCGACCATCTGATCAGCACGCTGGCCCGGTCGATCACGGAGTCGATCGCGCCGCGTCACATCGCGGCCCGCATGGGCGGCGACGAGTTCATCGTGATCATGCCCGACACCACGCGGAAACAGGCCCGGAAACGGGCCAGGAAGATCGCGCGGCGGTTCG